CGAGCGACGGTTATCGACGTGCAGCCCGAAAACCCCCGCGCGCGAACCGTTGTACCAAGAGCCGCCAGCGAGCGGGAGCCGTTCGCCGTAGTTGCGAACCCAAGAATAATCGTCAACATCGCTCCAAGAAGAAGGAAGGGCTACGCCGAGCTGGTAGATAGACTTCGGAATCGTAAATCCGCTCTTTGCCGCAACCTCAATCATCTTGTTCTCATTGTGCGCATAATATTCTTCTGTCGATTCGCCGGTGTACTCTTTGTTCGTCACGCTACCAGCAATTTGATACTTTCCGAGATTCGCGTCAGACTTATCGCCGTTGCCGGCAGCGACGGAATCGTAGCATGCCCCAGTGTCAATAAAGCCGGCCAGATTCTTGTAGGCGTTCTGCGTGTCGAAGTTGTTCATGATCGTGCCATCTTCACCGACTGCGTAAATCTTGCTGTCGATGGTTTTCATGCCGTCATTCCACTCCCACACACCGCCGCACAGGTCGCTGATGCCGTAAGGCGTGTTGTCGTGGTTCCAGCTTACAGGGCCGCTGCCGGTAAGCGTTCGACCATCGCCGCCCATTACGCCATGCTCATGCGGTGCGTCGTAAGCCTTGCCCCAGTTCGTGTTGCCGCGCGGCATAAAGCCATTCTTGTGACACCACTGCGCGATTGCCGCAAATTCAAGGCGGCTCATGAGGTGCCAGCCGCGACCCTTTGCCTCGCAAGCGGCTTTCGAGGCGTCAAAGTTGATCCAGTTCGCCGGATCTTCATGCGCGAGAGAATAAGCGCGCCCGCCGACTACGACGTTCTGGTACTTTGAAATCATGATCTCCGGAACTTCTTTGCCGTGGACGATGAACGCTGGATGCGTGCCGGTGCCGAGCGTGCCGGACGGGTCGACGTCCTCCAAGTTGAATTTCGGGATAACGACCATAACGCTCGGATTGCCCGCGTTGTCGTAGATGAGTGTGTTCTTGCCGCCGGATGCGTGCTCAATCGCTTTGCGGTCTTTGTCGATGATGAAACTTTCCATAGTTGATTATTCCCCTTTCGTCTCTGCCGTGTTTTCTTCTTCTACCGCGGTCGTGGCTGCGCTTTCCGTCGCGCCCGTGGTCGTGCTGGCTGCCGCGCTCTCTGACTCGATGGCAACCTGCAAAGGCCAAAGCGTGAACTGGATGTTATCTACGTCAATCGGGACGCGCTCTGGCTTGTACTGCTCCTCGCCGTCTTTGTTCTTCTCGCCCGTGTCGACCATCTGCGTCTGATACGGAGGGATCTCCGCCATTAGCAGAATGTACGGGAGAGAAGAATCGAAACCGACGCTAAGCGTGCCGGAATAGTCCTGCATGACGTAGACGGTCTGCGCCATATCCGACTGGATTTCTTGCAGATCTGCGTGTACCGTGTTCTCGCCCTGCCCTGCGTACAGCGTCGTGCCGTCGACTTTGAACGGCACGTACTCCGCTTTTCCCCACTTCTTGGGGATTCTCTTAATCAGCATATTTCTCTGCCTCCTCTTATGCGTTCGGTTGCGTCAGTGTCCAGCGCACGACGATGTTGTCCGCGACGCCGTGGCTCTTAATCGTGAAGCCGTTCGGACTCTTGCCCGTGACCTCAAGCACCGTATCGCGGTTGTATGCCGTGCTTTCAATGTTGAGTGCGACGGAATAATCGCTCCCGATTGCCGCGTATGGGAGCGTGACCGCGGTCGCTGGCATAGTGCCATAATAATTGCGGTAGTGCGACTCGACGCGGCGAATGTCCGTAAATTTCGCGTTGTTGAGATTTGCCGCGGTGTCCCCAGCCGGAATCGTGATGCGGTAAAGTCCGAGCTTGCCATCCGGCACGCTGTCTGCAACCTTGACCGTATACTTGTCTCCGTCGTTGTCGACGTAGGCATAATAGTTGACCGCCGCGCTGCCGCTGTTCGCTGGCACCGCCGCTACGCTGTCCTGCGTGTCGTAGATGGAGACGAGTTTGCCGTCTACATACATGAGCGAATAGTTCGCCGCGCTGTACGTGCCGGTTCGCGTAATCTTGACGTTTCGCGTGCCGTCGATAGCGTTGATAATGCCACCAGCGACAACGAATTTGTTGTAGATCGTCGCGGTTCCCTGCTGGATGCGCTGATTCTTCCACGTCTCAAGCTCTGCCGCTTGCTGATGCACGGCGGCAAAAAGCTCTTTCAGCGCGGCCTTGTCGCTCTGCTGGTCGCTGTCCTGCTCGTAGGCGCTTGCGACTGGGTAGATCGACACTATATCGCTTGCCGAGATGACGTCGTGGTACAGCCCAGTTGCGATCGTCACGCCGGAACCATATGCCGGGGCGCCGTATGGGTTGTCCGTTTTGTTGTACGCCGTCTGATTGCGGCGGTGAACTCTAAAAAGTGGCAGGGCGTAGACGTAGCCATCCACGCACTTGAGCGTTGAGCATGCCTCCTCAGAGCCATCTCCCGCGCGGTACAGACCGTTGCCGACACTGCCGAACGTGTAGTTCGTATCGCTCCGCGCTCCTGCTCTCGCTTTCACGCGGTCGCCATTGTCGACGCCTTTCGGGTAGTTTGTGAAATTCACGTCGGTGACGGTGCGGATGTTCCACCTGAGCTGGATGCGCCGCGTTGTCTCGGCACCTGCCACGCTGTCTAGCAGGTCATTCGCGAGCGTGCCCGAGGCGATACCACCGTAGCGGTAGACATTCTCGTCATCATCTTCGGGGCTGCCGGACGGTGCGACTTCTTCAAACCATACCTCGACGAATGCGAGGTCTTCGCGGCTGCCGCTATTTGGGGCCACGGGAAATACAATATCAGACATGGCATCGCTACGGTTCTGGCCGTTCAGATATACGAGCCAGCCGTTGACATTCGCGACAGCTCCCGAAATACGGAGCGCATTGCGCCGGTCTGTGACACCTGTCGTCGTGGTCAGGCTGAGAAGCCCCGGACTCAGGAGGGCGCGGAGAATATCTGCGCGGGCTTTGTTCTGGATCTGCTGCGATAGGTTCAGCTCGCTGTCCATCGCTGGCTTTGCCTGCTGGAATGCAACCATCGAGAAATTCCTATTCATAGGACTGAGGATGCGGCTGAATCCAGTAGAGCCAGTAGGCCCTCCTTCCCATAGCTCGCGGCTCGTTGTATCGCCGCCAAACTTTACAATATTTTCGCTCATTGTAATACCTCCTATAATCTTAAATAGCCGAGCACAGCGTGGTCATTGAGCAAGGTTCCACGCCTCGGGTCAAAATACTTTTCCGGGTGCCCTTGCTCAGTATGAGTGATGCGGATTTCTTTGATATGATGCGCCGCGGCATTGAGCAGGGCGGCGCCTTTATAGCATTTGACATCCCGCCAAACCGGGATATGGACTGTTCGCGTGATGGTCATCGGCTTGCCGCCGTTCAGTATCAGCTTGCCGGACAAGAGACTACCGGTAAACTGTACACGGCTTTTGGTGATAGTGCGAGACTGTTTCTCCACGTGCAGAGACGAACACGCTTGATTCAAAACAATAGGTTTTTGCGAATTGAGCCGTGCCCCGGTAAAGACTGTCCTCTCCCTTGCTACTGTCTGCGTGATGCTCTCTACCTTGTGGAGTGCTTTGGCATTGTTGAGCACCGAGCCGGTAAAAAAGGTTTCTGCTAAGACCGCATCACGGCCGACATCCATCCGTTTTGTCGTGACTGTGCCGCATTGATTGAGCGCATAGCCCGGTCGCTTGAATCTATGCGCTGTAGTCGTTCGCGACGAAATCTCCTGCCAGCGTCTTTCCCTGCTTCTGGCGGCGTTCAAGCAGTTTGTATAGCAACTTACTTCCCGCCAATCTGCACGATGGTAAGACCGAGACTGCGTCTCCTTGCGTGCATCGTTCAGCCGCAGAGGCGCCCGCGAGTTGGTACGGCTGCCGACGAATACAAGCCAGTGTTCGGTTATCGTACCACCGAGGTCTTTTGTCGTTGTCGTCTTCGCGGCATTGTTCAACCGGAGCCTCCCGGAGAGTGTACTGGCCGTGAACAGCCTGTCCAGGTGGCTCTTGCAGGTGGTTGATGTGCGAGATATCGTTTCGACATCCCCCGACGCATTCAGCCCGCACGAAAAAACGACATAGCGCTGAGTTTCTGTCCATGTCATTACTTTTGCCGGTCGTATCTGCATCGGGCCGCAGCGGTTGAGAAACATCCGGCGGGATGGAATAGCGATAATGCCATAGGCCAGATGAGCCGGCTTATATATATCCAGGCCCTCATGCAGGCCCTTCCGATCTACCCGCAGCTTCGATAGGTCGCCGTCAATGCAGACATTAAATATGTTCTGCTCGTTGCGTTCCACGATATGCGTGGAACCACCGAACACATACCGGCTTGACAGACGTTCGAGGAAATCCACGGTGCTTATCTGTCGGCCCTGCAGATAAAGCAGGATTCGATTGCGCCGCTGTTCGTAGCTATCGCCCGCGTCCGGCTTCAGGTCGAGGATACGTTCCCAGTCGGATAGCCCCCAGGTGGCGGTCTCGACATAAAACTGATTTGTGAT